CTTGATCGCGGCGTTCGATGAGCGCATCGGTTCGTCGGCCGACCTGCCCAACGAGATCGACGTGATGACGTGCCGGTCGAGCGACGGCGGGCTGACGTGGTCCGCGCCGGCCACGTTGGCGGCGCACACGGGCGGCAACACCAGCACGACGGCCGCCGGCCGGGGGGATGCCTGCCTGACCACGAACGTCGTCACCGGCCGCGTCTTCTGCCACTACATCTTCGCCCCGCCGACGATCGGGCTATCCAACTCCGACAACACCACGACGACCACGTCAACCACGACCCTGCACACGGTGTACCGGTTCAGCGACGATCAAGGCGCGACGTGGTCAGCCGAGGTCGACATCACGCCCACGGTTAAGACCTCCGTCATGTTCGGCACGTCGGCCACCTCCGGCCACGGCTACTGCGACGCGGCCGGCACGGTGTATGTGCCGTACTGCTACTCCGACTCCGGCGGTGCCCGACACGACTTCGTGATGTCCTCGCCGGACAACGGCACCACCTGGACCCGGTCACAGATCATCAACTCGGGTGTGGACGAGCACCACGTGGTGCAGCGGTCGGACGGCACGTTCCTGTCCAACGGTCGCCCCGTGTCGCAGACGCTCCGGCAGTTCTATTCGGCGACCTCGATCAGCGGTGCGTGGTCCGGACCTCTCTCGGTGATCAACGTGCCGGACCCGAAGTGCAACGGTGACCTGCTGCGGGCGACCGACGATCCGAACTCGCCGCGCGCCGGCTGGCTGCTGTCGAGCGCCTGCGCCTCCACGGCCACGCGCTCGAACCTCACGGTGTGGTTGTCGAAGGACAACGGCGCGACGTGGACATCGGCGTGGGTGGTCTACCCCGGTGGCGCCGCGTACAGCTCTATGGCCCGGCTGCCTGACGGCTCGTTCCTGATCTTCTGGGAAGACACGGACAGTGGCGCGATGCTGGCGACGAAGTTCACGCTGGGTGCCCTCGCGTACTGAGCCGGCCAGAGAACCGCCACACGGCCTTGTCTGATCCACACCGCTGTGACTGGGGGTTATCATCCGGGCATGGCCGAACAGGTGAAGATCCTCCGGACGCGGTGGGTGCCGATCAACTCCGTGATACCGCACCCGGAGAACGCTCGACAGTCCAACCTGGACGGTATTCGGCGGTCACTGGAGGACCACGCGCAGTATGCGCCGATCGTTGTGCACGAGGCCACGAAGCAGATCATCGTGCACAACCACGTGCATCTGCTGGCCAAGGAGCTGGGCCACAAGCGGATCTACGCCACGTTCGTGGAGTGTTCTGAGGCGAAGGCGCGAGCCGTGCTCGCGGTGGACAACCGGACGAGCGACCTGGCCACCAACGATGCTGCGGCTCTGGTGGCCCTGCTGGAGAAGCTGGACGCGTCGGGCGACCTGTCCGCCGGCGGATATGACCTGAACGACCTGGACGACCTACGGGCCAAGCTCCAGGAGGTCGATGACCTAGAGGTGCCCGAGCACGTCTCGCGGGACACGCCAGCGCGCACCCTGGATGAGCAGTACGCGGACTACGGCGAGTCCGGCGTGCGCTCGATCGTGATCATGCTGTCGGCCGAGGCATACGTGAAGCTGGTGGACCGACTGGACCGGTGCCAGGAGCACTTCGAAACGGCGAACTACTCGGACACCGTGGCTGCGCTGGTCGAGGACTACGTGGACAAGGTGCTGACGTGAAGACGCTGGAGCTGCCCCGGCTGATGACGCGTGACGCGGCACGGTCCGCGCTCGTTGGGCAGAAGGTGGTGCCCCGGACGGCCAACGTCACCGACGAGACCTTGATCGTGGACGACGCTACCGGCGAGCCGCTGGCCTTCTACGGACCGCTAGGTGTGGCTGACTGTCGAGATCTCCGGTGGGCGGTCCGGACGATCAAGGAGTGGAACGGGGTCAACCGCGCTGGGTCCGGGTACCGCACCTACTCGGCGACGTTCGGCACGGCGCCGCGCAAGCCCGTGTTCCAGCGCGAGGGTTGCGCCTCCACCGCGATCAAGCGGGACTGGCCGGAGCAGCACGCCATCCTCGAACGGCACGCGGAGCGGTGCCAGGCCATGCTCGCGGCCGTCCTGCCGGACATGGTGGCCCAGTCGCAGGCCGAGTCGCGCGAGATCCTGCCGGACTGGCGGCTGACACCCGACACGCTGTGGACCTCCGGCGTGATCAACCGCACCGTGCAGATGCCCTACCACACCGACACGTCCAACTACGACGTGTGGTCAGCGATGCCGGTGCTGCGGCGCGGCATCCGTGGCGGACACCTGCACCTGCCCGAGTACGACGTGGTGCTGGAGTGCCGCGACTCGTGGTGCGCCTGGTTCCCTGGCTACCGGCTGGTGCACGGCAACACACCGATGGCCGCGACCGACGCGGACGCCTATCGCTACTCGGTGGTGTTCTACGCCCTGCGGGGAATGAAGGACTGCGCCACGACGGCGCTGGAGACCGAGCACGCCAAGGCGCAGCGCACCGTTCGAGAGCGTGACTACGCGCGCCGGCTACGGGAGGCCCAGTGAAGGTCGAATCGACCCTGGAGGCGTACCGGCGCTGGCATTGGCTCCAGCGGCGCACGCAGGACATTGATCCGGTCTATCCGGTGATGCGCTCGTTGACCACGGACTGGACGCCCGACCAGCGAGCCTGGCTGGTGCTGCTGCACGTCGGCTATTACCACTTGGGCTCCGCGCTGTTCGCGCACCACGCCTACCCGGAACCGCGCGGGACGTTCGCCACGAAGATCGACCTGGCCCGGCTGCCGTGCGCGACCGAGCGACGCGGCCACCGCTCGCCCCTGAAGCTCGTCTCACACTGGTGGAGCCTGCTGACCGCCATCGAGACCTACGGCGGCCCATACGCCCTGCTGTGTGCGCCATCCTGGGCCGAACTCACCGAGCGGCTGGTCTCCATCAAGGGCAACGGCCGGTGGGCCGCGTACAAAGCAGCGGAGATGGCGCAGAAGGTGCTGGACGTGCCGATCGAACCGCCGGACGCGGCGCACGCCGACAGCAGCGGACCGCGTCACGGCCTGGCGATCGTGGTTGGTCCACAGCCTGTGGACAACTCTGTGGACACGATTCGTCAATTGGACAAAGTGACGACGCGGCTGGCCGAGGAGATCGGCGAGACCGACCTGGGATACGTGGAGACCAGCCTGTGCGACTTCGGCAGTCTGGCCGCCGGCCGCTACTACCTTGGCCACGACATTGACCAGATGTTGGCCCAGCTTTACCAAGTGCCCTCGCGCCTGACCGCGCCGGCACTGTTCGCTCGTCGCGCCACGCTGCCGCAGGCGTACCTGGGCGAGCTGCACGGCTGGGTGGGCGTGTCTCCCGATCGCAAGAAGATGTTCGCCAAGTCCGGCTACATCGCAGAGAGGTACTGATGATCATCGTCGTGGGCGCCGGCATCGCAGGGTCCTGTCTGGCCCGACACCTGCATGACCGAGGACTGGATTGCCGCGTGGTATCGGCCGGGCGGCCGAACTCGACGGCCGCCGCAGCGCTGCTCCGTCGTGGCTATCACCACGGAGACCAGCTCGCGCTATTCGACCGGTCGCTGGAGCTGCTGAAGCGTTGGAGTGTGGACGTGCACTCCGGCGGCTGGGTCACCAACTACCGCAAGCCGCACCAGCACGCCCGCGAAGAGGCCGACTGGCACGTGCTCAACCCGCTGGGCCCGCTGGTCGAGCCGGACATCATCGGCACCGCGTACCGGCACGCGGCCGGCGTGCTCGTGGACGGGTCTCGGTGGTCGGCCGACCTGGTGCTGTGGGCGACCGGCGCGGACCGGGGCACCGGCATCACGCACGGGGTGACCTGGACGCACAAGGACCCGAGCGTGCTGACGGCACCGAAGCGGCTGCGGCTGCACCACGTCGCGCCGTATAAGACGATCGTGGCCGCGCTGGTCGGCGGGCAGGTGCGGTTGGGCTCGTCGTCCGCGTCCAGCGAGGCCACCGCGCACGCGCAGGCCGAGAAGATGCTCACCGCCGCGTACGAGGTCGGCATGATCCGATCGCTGCACGGCTGGCTGCCGGAACACGGGCTGCGCTGCCGGGGCACTCAGGAGATCAGCGAGGGCATCCACCGGGCCGTGGGCGGCTTCCACCGCACCGGCTACGCGATGGCTCCGGCGGCCACCGAGCGGATCGTGGAGGCGCTGCTATGACGACGCGCCTGATCTACCTCGTCGGCGAGCCGGGCGTGGGCAAGTCCTGGCTGATCACTGAAGCCACCCGGCGGTTCATCCGCACCGCTGCCAAGACTCCGGCGCCGCGCCGTGAGTTCCTGTTGAACAAGACCGGCATCGTCGGTGTGGAGCTGGGCGCGCGAGCCGGCCGGCACCACCCCGGCTACCCCGGCACCGACGCCATGCCCATGGACGCGATCGTGGCGGCCGAGAGCTACCTGACCTCCGGTATCGCGAGTCGCGAGACCCCGCTGGTACTGGCCGAAGGCGCGCGACTGGGCGTGCGACGGTTCCTTGACGCGGCCACGACAGCCGGTCTGGACTCGCACGTGGTGCTGGTGACCGACCCGGAGCGGGCAGCGAAGCAACGTGCGGCACGCGGATCGACGCAGAGCCTGAGCTGGGTACGCGGAGCATCCACGCGGGCCATCAACTTCTACCGGTACGCAGCAGGCCAGCATCAGGTCAGGACCAGGCATTTCGCGGATGCCGATCCTGCTGTCGTTCTGGCGTTCTTGGCTGAGTTGATCGGGTAGCACGAGAATCCCAGCCCGGTCGCGGAGACGGAGGTGAGCCGGTGGCGAACCGCAGGACAACCAGGACATCGGAGAAGGCCAACTCGCACACGTCGGCCACCGTGGTCGCGCTGGACGCCACGATCGGCGCGAAGCTGGTGGAGTTGTGCGCATCCGGTCTGACGGTCACCAAGGCGGCCGAGACGCTGAAGATCAGCCGCAAGCACGCGTCGGAGCTGTTCAACCGCGAGCTGGCCGGGATCTTGCAGGAGACCAACGAGAGCCGGCAACTGCTGCTGGCGCGTGAGTTGGAAACCCTGCGGCTGCTGAAGCGCGCGTGGATGGGGAAGGCGCTGAGCGGCAACTATGCCGCCGCGCGGATCGTGCTCCAGGTCGGAGATCGGGTGGCGGGCCTGCTGGGTCTCAACGCGGCGATCCAGGTGGAGATCTCCAACAAGCGGATCGATGAGACCGTGACGGGCGTGTTGGAGCTGCTGGATTCCGCAGCCGACCGGCCGATGATCCTGGACGCCGAGGACGCGGGTTGACCGCCGCACTGGAGGACGAAGTCCGTGCGAGGCTGGAGAAACTGAACCCCGGCGAACGCCGGCTGGCCGAGATCCGACTGGAGCGCATCCTGCGGCGACGTAAGGCCGTGCAGGAGTTCCGCTCGCCGGGGCACATCGCGAAGTTCAGCAATCCGGAAGTCCGGCAGACCGGAATGATGGTCGCCCTGGACAAGGCGGTGCTGTCGGCCGAAGCGGGTCTCCAGCGGCGTTGGATCATCTCCACTACACCGCAGGAGGGCAAGACGTTGCGGCTGGGCACGGCCGCGCCACTGTGGTTCCTGCTGCGCGATCCGTCGCGACGCATCGTGGTGGCCAGCTATGAGCAGGGCCTGGCCGCGCGGAGCTGCCTGGCGGTGCGCCAGTTGATCGAGACCTACGGCGGTGGGTACAAAGGCGAGAACCGGCACGGCGCTGAGGATCACTTCGGCCTGGTGCTCGACCCCGACAAGGCGATGCAGACCAACTGGCAGGTGGCCGACGTACCCGGCCGGGTCAACGGCGGCATGACGGCGGTGGGCGTGGGGTCCGCGTTCACCGGCCGGTCGGCGGACATCCTGGTCATTGACGACGCGGTGAAGGACGCCAAGGCGGCTGACAGCCCGCAGCAGCGCAAAGTCATCTGGGACTGGTTCCGCGCCGTGGCCACGACCCGTCTCGCCGGCAACGCGATCATCATTGTGATCGGTACCCGCTGGCATGAGGACGACCTGATCGGCCGGCTGCTGCGGCGGGACGACGCGGAACCCACGCCATTGTGGTCACGCCTGGTCATCCGCGCGCAGGCCGAGAGCGACGATCCGCTGGGCCGGACGGCCGGCGAGTACCTGGCCAGTGCCCGCAAAGAAGGACGCGACTGGATTCAGATCCGGCGCGACGTGGGCGAACGCTGGTGGGCAGCGCTGTACCAGGGTCGGCCGGCGCCGGAAGCCGGTGGCGTGTTCAAGCAGGACTGGTTCGACCGGTACCGGCGCACCGAGGCACCGGAGCTGGTGACCACGAAGGTGTTCGTGGACCCGGCCGACAACGAAGGCGCCGGCAACGAGGCTGGCGTGATGTGCGCCGGCAAGGGTGTCGATGAGCGCTACTACCTGCTGGCGGACCGCTCGGACACGATGACCAGCCAACGATGGCTGCGGGTGGCCTTCCTGATGGCGCTGGAGTACGGCGCCGATGAGGTGGCCTATGAGCAGTCCCTGTCCGGCCTGAAGCGGACCGCTCGAACGGTGTGGAAGGACATGGCCCGCGAGGCGCGCAAGCTGCACGAGCTGTGGAAGGCGCTGCCCCGGCAGGCGTGGCCGGCGCATATCGATCCGAAGCTGCTGGGCCAGGCGGTGGACGAGCTGGCCCGTGACGATGCGGATGCGGTCGAGAAGTCGGTGCTGGAGTCCAACCTGATCGAGCTGTGGCCGTGGGTGCCGGTCGCGATCAACCTGCCTGTGTCGGGTGTGCCGATCCGGGCGTTCCCCGCGAAGGGCAGCAAGACGTTCCGCGCCAAGATCATCGCACCGCTGTTCGAGGGCGGCCACGTCAGCTACGTCGGCTGGTTCCCGGAGCTGGAGCACCAGCTCATCACGTGGCAGGAGTCGCAGAAGTCGCCCGACCGGATGGACACGGCCGTGCACGCGTTCACTGAGCTGAGCCGCATCGGCGGTGCGAGCAAGGTCCAGCCGGCGCAGGGCAGGATGCCAACCCGGACGAGTCGGCTGGAGATCGCTCGGCAGGCCGGCGGACGGCGGTGGTGATGACCGAGATCAGGCCGCAGTCCGAGACCCACCGCGTGAACGGTGGGTTGCCGGGCCCGGCCGCCGTGCGAAATCAGGTGCGCGCGGTCACCCTGCGGGTCGAGGCGCTGCCGAACGGCCGGCTGCGGGTGTCTACCCCCACCACGCCCGGTTGGGCGGCTGTAGCGCGCACACAGGCCGAGTTCATGACCGCGATCCGACAGGCGTTCGTTGAGGCCCAGGTTGCCGCCTACGCGGCGTGGCGCAACCACGAGTACGACCTGGCCGAGACGGTCAGCCGTGGTGACCCGGACCCGCTGGTGGCCGCTCCGGCGAGCCGGACGCAACGCAGGGCGATCCGCAAGGACCAGTACGACCCCGATGCCTGGTCGATCACGTCGGACGGCCGTTGGCGCTCACCGTCCGGGCGGTTGTACCAGCCGGACTCGACCATGGTAAGTCGGGTCAAGGCAGCTCGATTGCGCGCCGGTCTCGACTGACTGTTGTGCCCCGCTCGCGCGGGGGGGTACCCTGTGGTGGACTAGCTCGATCAGCGAAAACGATCATCCACCGAAGGGGAGACACGTGCGAGAGCAAGATCCACGTCCGGAGACCGTCAACGACCTACCCGAGCGCGTCATCACGCAGGAGATGGCGCGCATTCGACTGTGCCAGGAGACCGCATACAACCAGCTCTTGGTGGCCGTCGACAACCTGGTGCATGTCCTGCGGCACAGCTACGGCGACGAGGCGCTCAAGGTCAACTTCGAGGACGGCCACTGCACAATCGAGCGCACGCTGGACTCCGGCGAACAGGCCAAGCTGCTGGCCGATGCGCAGCAGAAGTGGGAGACCGAGCACGAGCTGCGCGAGCAAGCCGCCGCGCGGGACACCCTGAAGGTTGACGAACGAGTCGACATCGCTACCGGCGACCTGAGCATCGGTTCCGGCCAGTGGAAGGGCAACTGCTATCACGAAGTAGGCGACGGCACGTGTTCGTTGACGCACTGGCACTTCGGCCGCTGCATCCTCGTCCGTGACGGCGTCGTCATCGCCACTCGACCCGGACCGAGGCAGTGATGGACAAATTCGAGATCACTTTGCAGCAGGGCCCCAAAGGCTGGTCGATCACGATCGAATTCACCGACAACGGCCGGCAGGGTCCGGTCTCTCTGCTGCACCCGGAGCCCACCCTGCACGAGGCGGTGCAGGTCATGCTGGGTGAGCTGGCATCGATGGCCCGCAACATCCCGTAGCTGATCACCCCGCGTTCGTCAACCCGGCGAGCGCGGGGTGATTCGTGAATCACGAACCAGAAGCGTGAACAGGAGACGATCATGACGACGAATCCGCTCGAAGCGGAGAACGGCTGCG